TGTTCCTCATTTAGTCCCTTAGAAACTAAATCGGAATGCAAACTTGACCTTCCTTGCTCTGCTTTAATTCCACCAACAGCCTGTTCAACTGCACCATTTATGGTTTCCTGCATCTCTTGCATCCTAAACTTATAGGATTTTGATGATGGGTCATTATAGGCTTCCCAAGGATCAAATTCATCAGGTTTTAAACCGATACGCTCTTCTTGAGCTTTTGGCTGACCACTTACCTCATTTAACACTGTTTGTGCTACATCAGGTCGTGATTCCAAAAATTTCCCAATCTTCTCGTATTGTTCAAGTTCTTGATTTCTAGCAAAGAGTTTATCCTTCTCTGATTGGTGGTACTTAGCTTGAGCCTCCCAATCGGTTGCAGAACTCTCTTGTGCTTCTGTTCCTTCATCTTGCCCTACTTCTAATGCATTGTGTTGACCAGTTTCCTGATTCATTGCATCAAAAGCGATATTGTCTTGTTCATCAGACATGTTAACTCCTTTGTTTTTGCTATTTCTCGTTTCCTTTAAGAGCTTGACTACGTTTCTTTTCTGCGTCTGTCGCTAAACGTAATTTCTCAGATTCGAGTTTAACAGCATTAGATAATTTATCAATAGAAACTTTATTTTGAGTTTTGGAGTCATACTCTTGCTCTTTAAGTTTTCCTTGGAACTTAGCAACTTCAACTTGTTTACGTGATTGTATTGTTTCACGATGTGCAGTTTGAAGATCACCACTAAGCTTCTTAATTTCTTGTTGTGCTTGTTGCAATTGACCTTGTAATTGTGCAACTTGGTCAGTTCTTTGCATAACACCTTCTTTATCAAATATTTCTGTTTTCTTCAATGCTTCTACCTTATCAATAAGACCTGCTTGATATGCTTCCATATAAACATTCCACTCACCCCATTTATTTGAAGGCATAGTAGAATTTCCAATAATTCTAATATCAAAAGTTCCAACACTTAAATTATTCTCTATAGTTTGCAATTCCTTAGTTTTATCATCATACATACGCTTATTAACAGTATATTCAGATATATCATTATTAGGTTGAACTAATCTAAATGTCTTTTTAAAATCATAATGCGATTTTGCAAGATGGTACATTAACTTGCCCAATCTCTTTAAACTGGCCTCAACATCTCTTAATTTAGACTTTGAACGTCTTTGTCCAAAATCTTCCATCATCATTGTTCCAGAAGATGTTTTAGGAGATGCTTCTGCATTTCCCTGCTGCATCTCAAATATTCCAATGTTTAAGTCGATGTAATGTTCCACCATTTGTGGTAATTGCAGTATAGAACCTGCTAATGGCTGAGGAGAAGGAAAATGAGGTTCACCAAATGAAGCGTCATATTCTATGGTTGCATTGGGGTTCGCCCAATCTCGTTCAAGTTCTTCTATATCTTGTACAGAGCCTTGTGGTATAAGCAACTTCAAGCCAGACGATGCCTGTGCATGCGAGGTAATTAAAGACATTACTTTATTTAAGAACCTCTGAAATCCCTTGTTCTTACGAACATCACTCATCGGATATGGAGTATTAGTCCAAATGTTAGGTACAGGCACTAATGGGAATATATTTGTGTCTAATATTTTTTCATATAACACAACTTGTCCAACTATACATGTACATTTAATTCTTGTTTGCTGAACCTCAACAATATCAAATTGACCTTTGTCAAAGGCTTCTTGAGTTTTATTATCAGCTAAAAGCACTTCAAGTCCCTTATTATCTAAAACTTTCTCTTCCCCACTTTGTATGTCTACAATACGAAAGAATGGAACTTTAACTTTGCTAAAATCTTCTATTAATTTATATTTATCTCCTTGACTTCCCCAATCATAGTCCTTAACAACATCAGGAGTAAAAGAAGCCCCTGTTTGTTTTTGGGAAGATTCAGGATATGTTTCATCTTCAGAGCCTAAATTCTCTAAATTATCTATAACAGCTACACCTTCTTCATCTTCTTCCCCCAACATAGGATAAGCATCAAGTAATTGTTCTCTAGTAAGCACAGTTGACAATTGCATTCCAGATGCATCATCAAACCATTTATTTCTACTGTTAGGATCAACGACTACACGAAATGGATCAACATATGTAAATTTAACCTCACCCCTACCATAATCATCCTCTGGGTCAATATAGCCATAAAAGTATCCTAAACCTGCAACAGAGAAATCATGAATAACTTGTTTAAATACTTCATCTCCATCAGAATTGTCCCATATGTATTCAAGTATAGTTTTCCATACATTTGCTAATTTATTATCAGAATCCTCTCTGCCTGTGGCAGAAAATTTTGGTGGCTTAGATGTAATAATAGCTTTAAACTGTTCAATAGCAGCATATAGACGATCAATGGGCAAACCCATTTGATTTCTTTCGGCAAGATCATTAGCTTCTTTATCTGTAAAATGGTTGCCTAAATAGAAATCTATATCTTCTCTTGCCTGTACATCCCAATCAGAACGTGCATCGAACCATCGTCTCCAACGTTCTTTGATTTCACCTGCTCTTTTATCTTCTTTTATCATATAGTAAATTTACAAAAATTTAAACGTTATAAACAAATTAACTGCTTTTGCCTGTAATCCAATTATAAACTCTCTTAGACTTTAAATAACTGCCATCAGATTGTTTCTTCTTCTTTTTCTTTCCAGCTTTAGGATTTCCTTTTGCATACTGTGTTGCAAGCCAAAAAGCATCAATTGTATCATCATGTGAACCTTTTGGAAAATCTAACAGCTCGCCTATAAACTCGTGATGAGCCTTTTTCAAATGAACAGCTCCTGCTTTGAACATAGGTTGCAGTCCCTCGAACAGCCTATCTTTCTTTTTTTGAGTATATCCCTTAATACCTTGCTCAATACCTGGAACAAACAATCCCTCTTTTTTGCTTCGTTTTTGGACATAATCTCTAAGCATCTCCTGATAGGCTATTGTTTCTATGTTAACCCTCCTTACTGGGTCAAACCTTTTAAGTATTTCAAAAATCTTGTCTGCACAATCCATTGGAAGAACCCTTTCACGCCAATATTCGAGAACATAGTAATCATACTCTGCTGTAACGCCCAAAACCATGATGACACTATAATCATTCCTACTAGCAACAGTTGAAGCAGGATCGACCCCAATATAAATATTGACGTACTCAGTGTGTCCATCATCGAATTTAATATACCAACTACCTGATTCTTCTTCAAATCTTACATTTCCCCTATAAAGTGCATTATTAATATCTTCTTCAGCAAAAATCTGATCCTCTGGTGATTTTGCTTGATTCATATACTCCTGATAAAACTTTGCAGGAGTTCCACTATCTATATAAAACTGCTTTCTCTCTTCTAATTTTTGCAATGGCCAACGTGAAGGCCAGATTGGCTTACCATCTTCTATTGCTTTTTGTGTGTATATCTCCCAAGAATAGTCTTCCCCACTTTTCTCTGCGTCTCTAGCCCCAGTAACTAATCCATTTAAAAACGAGTCCCAATGAACTATAGTGCCATTACACCACAAAAAACCATTTTTATCAAAATCGATGGCTGGAAACACAGCAGCAGTTACCCAATTCTTAATTTGCTGTCTAGCATCTGGTGTCTTAGTATTTAACTCTGATTCAAAATCATCTAACACCATGCCTGTAAAACGAGTAGATAATTGCTTTTTACCTCTTAATCTCTGATTTGCACCTTTTGCAATCATTCTACAGCCATTAGTAAGTGTAAACTCGGATTTAGTCCATTTGTTCCCCTGAAGGTCTCCAAAGTAATAATGAACAGCTGGATTAAGTTCAATATGATTCATTACCCACGAAAGGTTATCTATCGCTTGATCCTGTGCTTCACCTATCCAAGCTATAAATTCTGGCTTATCTTGTTCTGCGAATAAGAATCTGTGGAGTATCCCTGTTGCTGCTAGTGTCGATTTTGCATGGTCACGTGGTAAAACAAGCCCAAGCTGTTGAACGCTCTTATCTATAAGAAGCTTCCCTACCTCTACGTGAAAATGAGGGGTTGCAGAGGCAAGGAAGTCTTGAGGAGAGAATAATTTCCCAAATACTATTAAGTCTTTGTATGCTTTTGACAGCATCTCCTCATTTTTTGACACATTTCCATTTAAATTAAGATTAGCCACTAAAAGCTACCCTTATCTAAAAACATTCTAACATACATGGTCATTACATCTGCAATGTAATTTATTTCTTTAAAAACAAAAAAAAGACCATAAAGGACTATACATCTCCATAAAAAAGTAAAATATCTTTCTAATCTTGATTTATTGTTTTGATACATCTATTTTACTTCAAAATGAGGAAAGTCGTCAAATTTATTATCTTGAACTTGGAAGTCTTGATCCCAATCTCCACCCCAACGAACTTTTATCCCCATTTGGTTTGCAACGCCTAGAACAAAACCAGCAAACAGCGTTTGGCGTTCACGATCTTCCCAGTCAACAGGATAGGGCGTAACGTCCACAGCCAAAGAAGGATAACGATTATGTCGCCCATTCGGAAACTTTACTTTCGTTTTACCCTCTTCATATAGCTTGTTTTGTCTTTCTTCACTCCTATTGCCTTCTAAAACAGAACAATCAACATATTTAATAACTTCGTTAAATATTTTTTGTAACCTTTCATCGCAAGTTGCTAAACGCTCTTTGCTTCTTTTTCCAAATTTTGGCATTATGCTTCTCCCCTTTGGCCTGAGCCACCTGTTATTCTAACTAAATGGTCGTCAACATCGAACTCGGAGTCACAATGAGGGCAAATCCACCCAATGATCTTCTCGTATTCGTCTATAAGACCAATCTTTTCTGTATATTTGTTGTTTATATGTAGTTCCATGTCACAAACAGGGCATGGATCAATGATTTTCTTTTTTCTAGTCGTTTTCGGTTTTTTCTGCATGTGCGATGAGCTCTGGCTT